CATACATACAATATATACTTATAGTTCTATCAAAAAAACATCATACTTTAATCACAGGACCTAACTGCTTTAGAATCAAATAAAACCAGTTTACATGCAATCAACGAAATTTTCCATGTCTACTAACTCTCCCATTGGATCAGTGGTGCAAATTATCTTTCCTCTATTGAGTATTAGTTTCTTTATTTCATTTCTATCTTTTAACAATGTATCTACGAGAGCTTGTCTCACATCAAACAGATTTATTGAGTCCCTCAACAGAGAATTTTTATTAGCATCAACAAATCCTGATATCTTGTAAAAAGAATTTCCATCCATTAATTGAATTAAGTTGTCATTAATTGCATAGAAACTATCATATTTTTCAGACAATATAGCTCTGCATTCAATTGCTTCCCTAATGAACCTATCTAAACATATTACTTTTGTTGAATAAACTGGATTACACAGTATCCCGAAGTAACTTGGAACTTCGACTGACAAGTAAGTTATCTTACTCTTCCTCTCATGATTTCCAAATATTTCATGTTCATAATCAAATACTTCTTCTTCTACTATATTAAGCATCTCTTCTGTTTCATCATCCATCACTCCTCTCATGAAGTCTTCTAACACTCCATTTCTCATGCAGTTTGTAAGAGATTCCATGGCTTCATCTGGGTTGATTTTTGAATAGTGAGTTTCATCTTGTTCAATGAAATCACTCTTAATTAAAGGAATGTTTATGTAAATTCTTTGGTCTTTCCTATAATAATCCTCATAATTAAGAAGCCATTCTATGTCATAATCAAGATACTGTTCCATATTCATCTCAGTTATTGTATTTGAGTTCATGTATATCTCAGGAAATAGCTTTCCTACCATTGGATTTCCATATTCTATGTTATATGATTCATTCAGTCTAATCATTTTAATTTTATTAATTTTATTAGATAGATAAACTGTTTTTGAATTTATCTGAAGTGATTCATAGCCTTTTGGTAGACATCTTAGACTTATAACATTTATTTTACTAATTACTGTAGATGGAGAATGTCCAATTATTTTTTGGTACTTAAGTCTTTCTGGCATTTTAGAAAAAATCACCATTCCTGAAGATCCAGTCTCTTCTTTAACTTTTATCACTTCTTTTAATATATATGAGTACTGATTAGACAGTGGAAGCTTGGATATCTCTTTTCCCTTTTCACTCATTTCTATTATTTTCTTGTTCCTCAGAGTGTGGAGAATTATATCCTTGACTGTGCTTCTTTTTGAAATGTATTTTACCTTTTCATTGATTGAAGCTAGGAGGGTCAAAACATCATATTTGTCATATAAAGTTTTCTTGACCTGTATCCAGTCAAATCCTTGAAATTCAACCTCATGTTCCTCTATGAACTTGATAAATATTTCTTCAACTTCATTGTCTCTTATTATCATGGAATGATTATAATTCTTATTATTAAGGTAGAGAAACATTTGATATGATTCTCCACATGCGGCTAAGCTCTGGAAATATGGACTTATTATTGTTATATTGGAAGTATTACTATGTGTTATCATTGATCTGTGACTAACTTTAGACTTAGAAGTTCCAACTTGTCTTAAAGTTTCATTCATTATTGCTTGATCTAAATTAGTTATTTCTTCATCTCCAAAGAAAATATTTCTAGTCTTAAAATGCAAATTAGTTGGAGTTTGTAAAGTTCTTAAAGGGTCATCTATTTTAAGGTTTGAGTTGAACATTCCATATTTGATAGTTTCTATGCTTGGATATTTAGTAACAGAAACATCAATTTTCCATTGCCTACAAAATTTCAAGTAACTGAATAGAGAAATATCAATTGACTCATCTTCAGAACACATGCTATTTAGTGCAGAATGATAAACACCTAGACAATTGCTATAATCTTGCAAAAAATCTCCAGTTGTTGCTGGATCGATTAATGAATATATAAATTTAATTGATATAGATCCCAATCCTTCTTCCCTAGACAAATAAAGAGAGTTGAACTCCATTTGTACTTTTGATATGATATCTTTGTATTTTGAGGTTTTAATTCCACTATAAATGAAGTAAGAAAGAGATATTTTAAGTATACTAGAGAGAACAGGCATCACATGATCAAATTCCTCAATGTCTTCTTTTTTATTCTCTTTTGATTCCAAGCTATAAACAACACTAACATCATCAGAAGTCACTAAAGATGAGCAGGCTATCATCAGTTTAGATTCATCCATTAGAGTTTTATTTATTGTGAGCTTAATTATAGAATCATTGATAAAGTCAATTGTCATGCTATGGAACAAAGACGAAGTTTGATGAAATATCCCTTGACCCATATGAAATCTTCCTATCTTTCCGATAACACT